AGGTAACCAACGCGTGATGATCGGTGGTAGTGACGGTGTGCGCCGGTGCATCCATCGCTGCGCCAGCGCCGGTGTAATTTCCGCCGAAGTGCTTCGCAAGGAACGCAGTGCATAACCGACTTTTCCCGCCGCCACCGGCAGTGATAGTGCCATTTGGCTCGTCAACTGCATGGCCTACGCTGTTGCCAAATTCGCGGGCGATCACCGGCGCAACAAGAAGGTGCTCAACCTTGCTTGTTACGGTGGTCAGAGGCTTGCACGCGTCATAAGCCATTCGGTCGCCGCCAAAGCCTGTCTGCCCGATGCGGGCAATGACCGGTGCGATAAGCGCTGAGTGGGATTCTTTCATCACTGTATGAAGCGGGACATCGGCAGCGCGAGGTTTACCCTGATACTCGGAACCGCCAGCGCCTGCAATGAAAGGTGACAGTGTTGCTTCAACCATCCCCAGTGCATGACCATTTCCGCCTGGTCTTTCAGAAGTGCCAGCCGTGATCGTAGATAATGGCTCGTCACATTCCTGCCCAGTCGCCCCGGTGCGGAATTTGGTGATATGCGGGGTAACGACCGCATAACCGTGGGTTTTAGTGATCATCTGAAGCGGTTCATTCATCGACTGACCACGGAAACAGTCATAGGCCGTCTTAGTGCTTGTATGATTGCACTTAACGATAAACGGCGTGGCGTTGTCGATAACAAACCGCTGAATGCCTCGGGCTATACGCTTCAGCGTGTTCTCAGCCAGCGGGCGCTTACGCTCGAAAATGCTCGGGCAAGGGATTGACCAGTCAATGCACTCCGCCGCGGTGCGCCACGGCGCTAATTTGCCACTTTGAACGTCCAGTGATTTCGGATCCGCGTGGCTGGCTTCCGGCCAGACAACTGGCGCGCCATCGCAACGCATTACCATGAAGAAACGTTTTCTGATTGTCGGTGCGCCGAAATCACACGCGCGCAGCTCTTTGTGATCGACAACGTAGCCCAAGCCAGCGATCAAGCGGCGGGCGTCGTCGCTGTTCACATCGATATTCAGCACTTCGCAGCACTCAGCAATTGCCGGATGATCTACAGCAACGCCAGTGGTGAGCATGCCGATGAACGCTGCGAAGGTTTCACCGGCACGGGAACGGTCAGGGTAGTTCGTGCCATCTTCTGCAGTGAGCAATGGCCCCCAAGTTTTAAACTCTTCGACGTTCTCCAGCATCATCACGCGGGGGCGTTTAGCCAGTGCCCAACGGATGACGATCCACGCCAGACCGCGAATTTCCTTCTTCACAGGCGCGCTGCCTTTTGCCTTAGAGAAATGACGACAGTCAGGACTGAACCACGCCAGACCCACCGGCGCACCGCCTGTAGCGGCAACGGGATCAACATCAAAAACTGACTCGCAGTAATGCAGCGTGTCGGGATGGTTTGTCGTATGCATCGCTATTGCGTTTTCGTCATGATTTATCGCTATATCTACGCTTCGACCAATAGCCATTTCAATGCCTGTACTCGCGCCACCACCACCCGCAAAATTATCAACGATGATTTCTTTCATGCTTTTTCTCCCATGACAGCAGTCAGCGTGCTGGCGGTATTGATGATTGCGGCCATTGGATAGCCTTCAATTTTTAGACGGTTGATGTGGCTACGCAGCTTGTTCTGAAGGTGTTCAGCCAGTTCACTGGCTGCCGGTACCTGCCCGAAAATCTGATTAACTTCAGAAGGCCAGACTGTGTTGCTGGTTTCATGCAGGACAACTGCTGGTGATAGTTTTTCGGCTTCTCTGCGGATCTGCGCTAAAAAGGCATCGCCCTGCGCCAGCAGTTGATGACGTTGCACGTAGCTGAATGCCGGACCAGACCAAGACTTATCAAACACCGCAATGGCCGCGCCAAAACCCGCTGATGATGCTGAAGGTTCCCCCTCTCCTGGTCGGTACCAAGTCGGCAGGTCAAAACCAATGCGTCCACGAATCAGGGCAATGTGATCGGCGTGCTCCGGCCACCATGTTTCGCCAGTCGCGGCTTTAATCAGGAAAACGTAACGGCCGCCCTTTTCCCGCATCTCTGCCAAATGGCTCATGATGTGGGTCATGCCGGTTATGTACTGGCCTTCATTCTGCGATGCGCGGGAGTAAGGCGGGTTGGCGAAAGCAGCGCCATTAAGCTCGGCCAATCGTGCTGACCAGTCCTGAGTAAGTGCGTTGTCTTCAGCGGTGTAAAACGCTGGGCATTTACTGTTTTCACCATCGGTGAACAGGTCAAGGACGAACGGCCCAAACATGGCATTGATTCCCCAGAAAAGTTCATCGGGAGTTCGCCACTGATCACCCACCTCTTTCAGTTTGTGATTTGGCGCTTTTTTCTGCTCGTTGAGAGCCATTGAATATGAGTTGATCATGCTGCTTTCACTCCCTGCTGGCGCTGCGCGCAGTCTTTCCAGATGCGATTCCACGTTGTGATTGCGAAGTCACTACGCATCCCGCGAACACTGGCCTTACTTGCCTCGGTGCACACTATTTTTTCCAGCGCACTTGGGGCCTTGGTCGCCGCTACACCACTGATGAACCGGCGGTATGCCGCGTCGCGCTCACCAGTATCCACTGCAACATCACCTTCACGTTCCCATTTCCCATTCTTGCGGGCCGGACGACCAGCGCGCTTCCACGCGTTAGCACCTTCCAGATAGCCAGGGAACTTCGAAGGCTGGAACAGCGTGGACGGTCGCAGGTATTCGGCCATTTCCAGATCACCGCCCCATTTGGCGTTCATGTAATCCACCGTCAGCTGCTGCTCTTCGACCGTGAAGCCGTCGCGCAGTCTGCCGCGGATGTTATCCAGTGAAGATTTGCTGACCTGATAGCGTGAGCCGGTGGTTTGGTTCAGGTAGTTCAGAACCTGTTTAGCCTGATCAGTAATTTCAACCTCAGCGTCGGTCTGCGCAGCAGGCTGACAAGGGGTTTTAATATCTGATGGATCTTGTTTTGAATTTACTGACGGATCCCCTCCAGTTTCTGGACGGTCAAACCCGCCTTTTTTCCCCTTTTCTGTACGTTCAGAATTCGAATATTCAGATTTGGAATGTTCAGATTCTGAACGTTCAGAAACTGGACTATCAGAATAGAAACCGCTGGCAGCATCACGGAGCTTTTTCACGTTTAGGTAATACAGGTTGGTTTTGTTGCGATTGCCGGTGCGGCGCTCTTTGCGTTCAAGCCAGCCAGCTTTCTGTAACTCAGTGATTGCAGTAATGACAGTGCTGCGGCCAGCGCCAATCTGGCGCGCTATTGTTTCAATGCCCGGATAGCAGGTTCCTTCGTCGCTGGAGAAATCAGCAAGTCTTGCCATTACCAGCAATTGGGTGCCTTTGACGCCTGACAGCGCCAGTCCGTCCCACACATAGGCGGATAACTTAACGCTCATAGAACCCTCGTGAACTTCTTGCGGAATTGCTCAACTGGCGCAGCTCATTCATGCTCGTAGTCTTCCCGCATATAGATGACTCGGCCCCCGGCTCTATCAAATCCCACGACGTGGACCACAATGCCCCGCCAATCCTTGTAACGCCTGTCCAGCGGTTCGATTTTTTCAGACATGCGCTCACCTTCCGGCTGTTGTCACAAACGTAACCTACCCACCAACTTGCGAACTGGTAGTTGCAGGGGATCCAGCGGTTCATTACCATGACTTCGTAGGACAAAGAGCCAGTGGAACCGCCGGTCGCTACACAGCGAATTTGCGGTACGCCAGCTTTTACGAGTAAACTGTTCATGCGTTAATTACTCCACACGTTTAGTTAATGCGCCCGAAGCCCCGAGCTGCACACTTGGGGCTTCAACCTTTCCGGCTTTCATCTTCTTGCTAAACAGAGCAATCACTGCACGAACTTCTGCATCACGTGCCGCCAAGTGGCGCTGGTGATACATCATGATTTCTGCGGCTTCTGCTGAGTCAATTACGCCATCTTCAAGCGATGCCTGAATAATCATGTCGACGTGTCCACGATGCGCGGCGGTTCGCATGCTTCTGCTGAACAACTCCACCTGATCCAATTCTTCAAGCTGCGGGATATCGACGAACAACCCGCCGTGGCGCTGCGCGAAAT